ATACCTCCTCGATTCTGTCAACTGGATAAAATGTCATTTCAGAAATACCAGGCATATCACTATATTTCTCAATAAAATCATCAAAATCCCGTTTGTTCTCTTCTGGATAAATCACTTCCTTTACGCCCGCTCGGGCAGCACCAAGTATCTTGAGGTCGAGGCCACCAATAGCTGTGACACGGCCTTGGAGACACATTTCACCAGTAATAGATAATGAATTTTTAATGCGACGGCCCGTCATCAGACTATACATTACAATAGTGATTGCTGTTCCAGCAGATGGTCCGTCTTTGGGAACCGCTCCCTCGGGACAATGAATATGAATTCCGTTTTTTATTACTTCCCCGTTCATAGCTTTCATACAAATATCTTGTTCTTCGGTAGATAACAACGACCAAGCAAGTGTTTTTGCCACTGACATACTTTCTTTCATTACGTCGCCTTGCATACCAGTCAGTTTCAGTTCAAGTGCTGCTCCCGACGGGAATTTTCTCGATTCAATTGGGAGGACACCACCTTGTCCTGCCGCATTCGCCCACATACCATTAATAACTCCAACCGCTGGCTCGGAATTAATCATCTTCTCGCGAATAGAATGACGTTCTTTGAGGAAATTATTCTTCACCATATCGGTAGTGACAACCACAACACCATTGCTGACGGTGGATGATACACTATCAGAATTCTGAAGATTCATCAAATTAATTTCCGATACGATTTCAAACAGGATCTCTTTCAGTTTTCTCACACCAGGTTCGCACGTATATTCGTGGATAATAAATTTCACAACATCTTCTGAAATATCAACCGAATTATCTAATTTAAATCTAGTCAATAATTCAGGAAGCATTTGAGTTTTTACAATATTAACTTTTTCCGATTCATCCAATGCACCAAATTTAACACGATGAATTCTATCGAGCAATACCCGATCGATTGCAGAAACATCATTGTATGAAAACACAAACAACACTTTAGATAAATCAATATCAATTCCACTAAAATATTTATCGTGGAACGCACTATTTTGGGTCGGGTCAACCAAGTGTGTCAAAATACCAATAATCTCTCTTCCGTGTTCCGTTTTACTGATTTTATCAACTTCATCAATGAATATAATTGGATTTGATACTTTCGTATCCATTAGAATACTGACAATTCGACCCCACGTTGCACCAACATATGTGTAATTATGCCCTTCGAATGTACTACCATTCGACGATCCACCGACACCAATAAATGCAAATGGACGAGTCGATCCATCAGTATCAACCAAACAGTTTGCAATACCATATTTCGCCAAACTTGTTTTTCCAACTCCAGGTGGTCCTTCGAATCCAAATACATATCCACCATTGTCACCATTCATCCATTGCGCAAGAACACGCTCGATTTGACGTTTAGCTTTGTCGTGCCCAACAACAGAATCATCAAGTCTGTCGCGAACAGTTTCGGTATATGCGACAACAGATTCATATCCAGCCAATATTGAATAATACATCACATCCAATTTCTCGATTGTATCAATTGAAATATCAAATTTAGTTGTTGGCGTAAAGGTCGTTAAAAAATGATCCAACAACCGTATTTCGTTCACACAACCATTGACTATACTCCGAATACGATCAATCAAATCTTGTTTCGAACCCGTTGGATATATGGAAATATCAAGCCCAATATCATCGCCGAATAAATTATACGAACCCGACAACGATTCAATCGTTTCACACAATGTCGCTTTTGTTTGTTTTTTAGGCATCACACACTGCATTAATTTATCAATACGAATCTGTTTTACATCAGTCATAATTTTACGAATATCATTCATATATGTATTTACATCGATACTGGTATATTTTTCTTTGACAGGAATTGTATTTTCAATATTTTCCTTATTAATGAACTCAATCATATATTTGAATTGAGTGATACATTTCTTGGTGGTATCCAAAATAGCCTCTTGTTTGAATTCTCCAAATGGAATATCCAAAAGACCATCGAGATATGTCTTTGCCTTTGAACCTGTATCCTCATTTTTGGACTTTACCTCTTTTAGTTTTGTCATTGCCTTTTGTTTGACCACATCATTAGTTTTCATCAAACAAATTCGCTGTTCATATGGAATTTGCTTCGGATCGAAATCATTAGATAATCGTTTTGTATATTCAACACTTTGATTTATGATCGTCGAAAAATAGCACTTGATAGACCACGGAAAACTAGATAAAAGTTCCGCTTGTTCGGGGGATGGACCTATGCCATTGTACCCAATCCCAACAATTTCGTATAATAAGTTAACAATATACCTATGTTCTTGTAATTCAGCACCAACAATCATTGTTATGAGGCGCTGCCTTTGTTTATATGTATCCAAATTCATAAAATCATTCGATAGTTTAGTCAACGGTTCATTATTGAATGTCTTTGACTGGTATATCATATATTTGTATTGATGATAAAGATCATCGGGCGTAAACACAATTAATTGTTTTATAGTAATACTCTCCGCGAATATATTAAATGATGTTTTGTCTTGAGTGGTATTCATTTCAGGATCATTGTCAAAAATATATCTTATATCCTGAATATCTCCGATAAATCTATCGGTGTGAACATTCGCGTCATTGCGGATAAGCGAATTAATTGGTATATCATCCACAATTGCATCTACAAGTATAGTATGCCGTTTCTCTGGAATATGAATTGCTATTTTGATACCGTGGACTCGAACAAAGAAATTATCATCTGTTCTAGATAAATCAAAACATTCCATCATTGGAGCCGTTTTAATAATCATGTCATCGCTGACAAGTAGGCGCTTTGCGATGAAATTTGGTTTTATATTCTGGACCATATCCTTTGGCCAATCAACAACTCGATATCGAATCGGGTGGGTGTGGCTTGAAATAATATCGTACGCATCACTGTACTTACTATCCGATCCAAATACGGACGTGTATGTAGAACCAATACAAATTCGTCCAATATCAGATATAGATGGTGCTCCGTATCGGGAAAATAATTTAGAAAATTTATCATTAACGTCTTGAAGATGTTGTATAATGACTGGTGATACCGCAATATCATCATCTGTACTTGTATTCATCATACTCGAGCAAACGTCAATATTTGTTTCGATCAGTTTGATTTCTTCATATATTACGTGTGTATTCAAATACGCATCAACACCCCTAAGATTGTGGATTTCAATATTTTTAGTTGTGCGAATAACCAGATCATTGTAGTACCTAAGTCGATCGCGAATAGTCTCATTGTTTGGTGGATGAGGTTTGTTTGGTTTCTTTATTGGTTTCTTTATTGGTCTCTTGATTACACGCTTGGGTGGTCGTTTGTTTGGTTTTGGATCATCAGATTTGTCATTTGCATGTGGGCCAGTTAAACCCATTAATGTAATATCATTCGCGTTATTTTTGGACATATAATTGTCTGATAAACTTAATTATAATATACTATAGTTTTATATAATTAATAATTGTGTAAATTATTATATATAATTAATTAATTAATTAATAAATATAACCACACCATTATATGGCGATATCAAGTAACCCGTATTTGATGTAAATAACAGCAAATGACTTATATACATTCCTAGTATTCAATACAGCATAATATATTAAATAAAGTCCGTATTAATGGGAATTCCTACATATTTCTCTCATATTGTAAAGACACACAGAACAATACTCCAAGAACTTTTTAAAAATAAACATACGGGTAACGATACGGGTAACGATACTTGTAACGATACATGTAACGTTTCACTGACATCTGATCCTAATAATAGGATTGATAATCTGTACATGGATTGCAATTCAATTGTATATGACGTACTTCGACAATTGACATCAAATTCTGATATAAAAACTCCGTATAATCAACAATCCCTAGACAAATTCGAATCTTTATTATGTATAAAAACGGCAGAAAAAATACATGCGTATATTGATCAAATTTCTCCTAGAAAAACAGTAATGTTGGCATTTGATGGTATTGCTCCGTGTGCAAAAATGGAACAACAGCGAAGTCGCAGATACAAGAGTAATATGGATGCGATTCTCCGCGACAAGCTCGGTGATAAATCTGGTGATGGATGTATATCTGAGAGTTATTCATTTTCATCTATTTCAATTACTCCAGGAACCAATTTCATGAATAAATTAAGTAACACAATTAAACAATATTTTTCGGATGCAAAAAAATTTAATTTGGATACACTGATTGTGAGTTGTAGTGATGAAATTGGCGAGGGAGAACATAAGATTTTTGAATACATAAGAGCGAATGCGAGTTATCACACAAATACGACGACTGTAGTTTACGGATTAGATGCAGATTTAATAATGCTCACACTAAATCATCTACATATATCCAAACAAATATATCTTTTCAGAGAGACACCCGAATTTATTAAATCAATCGATAGTTCATTGGAACCAAATAAACTATATGTTCTCAATATCCCCGAATTGGGGGACGCAATCTGTGCTGAATTGTGTGCACAAAACGTATCTGGGAAATTACGCACCAATATAATATCTGATTATATACTCATGTGTTTCATGTTGGGTAACGACTTTCTTCCCCATTTTCCAGGATTAAATATACGCACCGTCGGTCACGCAACACTGATGTCTGCATATATGTCTATTATCCGAAACGGATTGTCTACCCCACCAAAAAACGATTTCATTGGACTGACTGATTGTGGACGTATTGTATGGAAAAATGTCAGGAAGTTTATCGGAGAATTGGCCCGAACCGAAGTCACCAATATCAATAAAGATGCAATTACAAGAGATAAAATGAGTTCGTCAGTGAAACGGCGGTTATTTTCCAATACACAAGATGATACAGTCGAACAATCGATGGATAGATATTTGAACATGCCATTGTTGGATCGAAATATTGAAAAATTCATAAATCCGACACGAGACGGGTGGCAGCGCCGATATTATAATACATTATTACGTTCGGATAACACACCAGATCGCGTATCAAAAATATGTAAGAATTATATTGAGGGACTTGAATGGACATTATTATATTATTCGTCGGGGTGCGTTGATTGGAGATGGACATACCAATATAGTTATCCACCAACAATTGAAGATTTGTATACACACACCCCTTATTTTGATACGCAATTTCTTTCACCAAAAGAACCAAATCCAGTATCAGCCCACGTCCAATTGAGCTATGTTTTACCAAGAAGACAGTTGAATTTATTACCCGAAGAAATCAGAACCAAATTACTCAGTGAAATGGGTGAATCATATCCAGATGAATGTGAAATAATGTGGGCATACTGTCGATATATATGGGAAGCCCACGCAGAATTACCTATGTTGGATATCAACCGACTGTGCGACATTGTATCGATCGGTTGATCGGTTGATCGGTTGATCGGTTGATCGGATGATCGGATGATATTCGTCGTAATAGTAATATATGAATTAAAAATATATTACTATTATAACTTACCTGTAAAATAATAAATATAAATGCCAACCACACCTGTGCGTAATGTAGTTGGAGAGGGGACGTATGGATGCGTAGTGAAACCTTCTCTGAAATGCAATGATTTAAACAACCATCCTGTAGACGGGTATGAGAATAAATTATCGAAAATAATGGAACGAGACTCGGCGTACGAAGAATTTGAAGAAACAAATAAATTATCAACTATCAAAGGGATTGAACGTTTCATAGTATCAGCTCCACATATATGTCGTCCAAAACTAAATAGTCGTTTTAATGAAACAATTAAAAAATGTAAAGGGCCATCTATACGAGAAAATATCAATAAACCAAATAAATTACGGTTATTGATTGTTGAGGATGGTGGAGTAGATTTATTTAATTTACAGAAAAAATTTATACCGTCAATGTCATTTGATAATATTCGTATATTTTTGACGGAAATTAGTACGTTGATTCGTGGTTTAATTTTTTTCAGAGCAAATGGAATTATTCATCATGACATTAAAGCCGATAATATGGTGTACAATATTGAGACGGGACACGCTCGATTCATTGATTTTGGATTAATGACTTCAAAGGATGATTTTATTAACGGATCATCTTTAAATATGAGTGATCTTGCAGTGAGTTGTAGACACTTTCCACCAGAAACTAGTTGTAGAAATATTGAAAGTTTTAACACTATGAAAAAATGCGAACCATATAGTAAATTTATTTCATATAGAAAGTTTATTAATAAAACCGCAGATACATTTGATTCATATGGGTTTTCTACTTGTTTATCCGAATTATTTAATGTAATTTCAAAAACCAATGCATTTAAATATTCGAGTAACAATCGCGCGAATGAATTTTTAGGAGAAGCGTATGATTTATTTAGAGAGTATTGTATACGCGATATAGTGAATCGAAGATCAAATTTGATATATTTGGTTGATTCGTACGATACCCTACTCCGAGACTATAACATTTACAGTAAATCAAAACCATCCCCAGAGAAATCGGCGGTTGAATTGTCTAAATCGATATCCCTATCACAGAGATTAAATAAATCACCAGAACAGTGTGCTATAATACCATCTACACAGCCATTAAAACCTTGTGCTAGTGGAAAAGAACGAAACCCAGCAACAAATCGGTGTGTAAAGCTGTGCAATGGTTCTCGTCAATATAGGAATAAAAAATTTCGGTGTATTACTCGTCGAAAAGTGCGTAGTCATGGGAGGAGTGGGGGGAATATAAAACGACGCAGCTCCTCATCATCCCATCGATCTAAATACCGACGTTCTACAATTAGGATGAATCGAAAAAAAACGTATAAGAAGCGGTAACGATCGAGATATCATCAAATAACAGTTATAATATAGATATATCCAACGAAGTTACTTTATATGCCAACCGATCGTTCCGTCAAGATAACCAATCGAAATGAATTTCTTAGTATTGTTACTGATCCACAAGACATATTTCCGTCGTGTAAACATTTAGTCATCAGATTCACATCAGATTGGTGTAACCCGTGTAAAAAAATCGAACCAATTGTCAATTCATACGTTGACGTATTTCGAACAGATGTTTGTTATATAGAGATTGATATAGATGAATCGTCTGATATATATTCATTTCTGAAAACAAAACGAATAATCAGCGGTATACCGACCATTTTTTGCTATTCGTATCCTCGATCTGAAATAGCATATATTCCAGACAAAAGTTTCTCCGGGACGAATATCGGAAACTTGTCTAAATTTTTATCACCATATTGTTGACAATACGATTGTTGACAATACGATTGTTGACAATACGATTGTTGAAACTGATAATTGCAATTCGCCACACAATTAATATATTTTTGTCAGGTTATTTCATATGAATAACCCGACAAAAGACGAAGGGGTCGGGATGGAAATGGATTTAAATTTGGATAATTATACATTTCAGGATATATTGAATCTATTTGAACTTCGTGTATTATATACAATTGAAGATCTACGTGCTGCAAAACGGATCGTAGCAAACACACATCCAGACAAATCGTCATTACCAACCGAATACTTTATTTTTTTCAAAACAGCATACCAATTACTAATTAATATTTACAGACAGAGAGAACGCAAAGAACGGACACTCGAAATGTTAGAAACGGAGCGGTATAATACATTCGATGAATCGAATCACAATGAATCGAATCACAATGAATCGAATCACAATGAATCGAATCACAATAATGTGTCAAAAGATAAATTTAATAATTGGTTCAACCGAATGTTTGACGAGAGCGTTGATTCGACTATAGGAGCGTCTGACGATGGATATGGTAAATGGCTCAAAGAATCTAATATAAATGAACAAAATACAACAAAGACCTTTCAGGAAATGGAACATGTTATCCACGCCCAGAAAAAACAATCGTGTATTGTTGTTGTGGATGATATACATGAGTATGGATTTGGGTCAACGACTGGGTACAGTGAATTGGGTACAGGGACTAATACACACGGAGGGTTATTATCGACCGGGTCGAATATACGATTCGATGATTTGAAACGGGCATACACAGAATCGATAATTCCAGTCGAAGAAGCGACCATTATGGCTAGGCGAACCAATCATAAAGATGTCAATAGTTTAGTTAAAGAAAGAGGGGATCTACCCGATATTCTAGATCGCAATGTATCGGAAAAGATGTTGATGAAAAAACGCAACATCGAATCTG